AAGGTCAACATATTGCTAGTCATAAACATACAGCAAGTCATTTTAGTTTTGTTTATTATGTACGTAATGATGACATGGGTAATATAAAATTTGAAAAAGAATTAGCACAACAAACAGGTTTATTTATTCCTCCAACAGAAAATTATATATCTAATTGGAACCAATTAAATTTTTCTAGTTATGTGTACCCTGTTAAGACAGGAGATCTTCTTATCTTTCCGAGTGGTATGCTTCATCATACAGAAGACAATACAAAAGACGAAGCTCGTATTAGTATAAGTGGTGATATATTATTAACAATGAAAGAAGGGGTAAAGACTGAACACTGTATTCCTCATCCTAAAGGGTGGAAAGCTTTAAAGTTTTAAATGTCAAGAAAACATTTCTAAAAAGATTACTTGATAAATCTTGTGGACATGTTTAAATTAGTTCTCACCCAAAAATTGTAAATCAGGAGAAATTATGGAAAATCAAGAAGTATTGAAGGCGTTAGCTAACTTAGCTGACAAGGTGGGCCGTTATCACGAACGACTACTAACGATCGAAAGAGATCACTCTAGACATGTACAAGGTTGTACTTGTCAAAAAGAAGTAGCTACGGGTAAAGATTACCCAAAAGGTGATGTATATGATACTTTAACAATAGATCCTGCACCAAAATATGTTAGTGGGGGAAGACCTTTAGATAAAGAAGAAAGAGATTTTGTAGAAGAAAACATGAAAAAACATTTAAGAGCGGCTTCTAATGGCTCCTAATTGTCCTGCCTGTGGTTGTGTAGAAGACAAGTGTATTTGTGATGACTTCTGTGAAAATTGTGGTGCTTAAATATTAACGTCGCCACCCATTTCAGGTAACTCTATAACTTTAATCATTACATTTTCTTCAATGTGTTCGTCCTTTGTATCAGTATTAGGATCAGCCACATCTAATTGAGCTTCTTCTTTTGAAGCATATTCTTTTCCTGTTACCTTGTGTTTTACTTCAGTATGAACTTCTGGTTGATAAATAGGAACATCTTGTCCATGAACTTTTTGGTATCCTATAACTTTTCCTTCTTGTACTTTTTTCATCATGATATCTCCATTAAACTAATTAATATCTTTACACCCGTTCCTGTTATTTTAATAGAGTCTTGTTGCTCTAAAACAATAGGTTGCGTCAGTAACTCTATTTCTTCACTATCAGCTACACTATTATTAATTAAATTAACATCAATAGTTGCACTGTAGTCAGTGACACTTACTATTGTAGTAACAGCCCCACCTGTAGCATTAGATAAACGAATACTTTTAACTAACGTTGTTGTAGGAGGAATAGGAGGATCTGCAACAAGACTAGCTGTAGGAACTGTATACACAGTACCAGGAGCTCCACCACCTGTACCTGAAAAACTTAAAAATGCATCAGCCAAGAAACCACGTCCTTGCTGTAGATTCGTCTTTTAAATCTTGTTGAAAACCAAAGTTTAATTGTTGTACAATCTGCTCTAGCAAACGAGTTAAAATATCTAACACTCTTGGTTGATATGTTGGTGTTGCTTGAGGAAATCTTGTTGTTGTTATTTTAGCCATTAATATCCTCTTGAATTATTTCCATAATATACACTAGGAACACCTCCTTGAACAGGAGTAGGTTCGGGAACATTCGTATTAGCCATGCTTCCTATACCTTGTTCTAACTTATCTAACCTACCTACTATATCTTTAAACTGATTATCAAATCCTCCAATTTTAGTATCATACCCTGAAAATTTGTCTGTGTAATCTGGTAATGATTTTAATCCTCCACCAGGTAAAGTTGGCATAATAGAAATTGGCTTTAAAAATTTATCGCCATTTTTTTGATCCATAGTATCATAAGTAATACCATCTTGAGGACCAGAATGAATAGGGATACCCATTGATTCTAAATATTTTCTAAATTGATTGGCTGAATGACTATCACCGAAAGTGTTTTTTTGACCATCCCCATAATAAATATCAGACATAACAGCCAGACCTGGTTGATTTGTGTTAAATTCACTGTTTTGAAAATTGGTGTACATTGGATTATGATTAGGGTTGCCTTCATACTTACCCATATCTAATGGATTATAATGATCTTCTATAAGACCAGGTAATGGGCTATTTATTACCATTATCTACCTCCATCTGGTTGAACGTCCAATCGTAATGTACCATATCGCCAATTGTCTCCTACTGCATCTGATTCAATACGCACATTAGCTTGTCTACCTCTACCACGCAAATCAAATTTATCTGTTGTTGCTGTAACTGTCCTTGTTACAGTGACAGGAGTTGTTGAATTAGGATATGTTTTAAATCGAAGTTTAATATCTACAGATCCAACCATTGTACCAAAATCTGGTATGCCTCTTCCTATGTGTAAGAAGGGTTGTCCGTCTGCAATATCAAAATCACCTGACTCTATAAAAGCATCGATGGCTGCATTAACATTATCAAAACCTGTTTCTTGTTGATAAATAATAGAAGAACCTGCTGTTACACCGAGTACCGTTGGCACTGTTCCGAGAGCCGTGGTCGTGTATTCACTAGCATATGGTTTTTGATATACACCGTAATCAATCCATGCTGTTCTAGCTAAACTACCCGTGGACCAACAATCTTCTAAATAATTGTAAGTAACAAATCTATTTATCTGTGTTGAGTTATTAGAAACATAAAACCATGTTACTTCATTAAACTCTGAATTAACGGCTGCATATGTTTCTGGTTGGTTAGTAATACTAAAATCATTAAAGACATAATCTTGCACACTGCAAGGCATCTTAGAAATAGCACCATCAAATTTAAAGAAAGAATTTTGTGACATCCAAAAAGCCGTTCCGTTTACATCAACAGCAGAATGTAGAGAAACAGCACCGCAGTTTGCTCCTATTTGTGTTAAGTTAAAGACGAAAGGTGCTCCAACAAATTGTAGTGCATTTAAACTTGTATCTGTCCACACCAATACAGCATTACGAGAACGCACGGCTGTAACAATTGATGATCCATCTTGAATACGAAAAGAACCTGCTGTGTTAACGGCTGTTGGGTTCCAGTTAGTTGTTGTTTCTTGTGAAGAGAAACGTAAGAATAAAGGGTCTGCTGTTGTAGGATCGCCTATAAGAGTCTCTGTACCAAATAAAAAGACATGTCTCTCAGGCATTGATACTAAATTAAATTGTGATTTCGTTGGTGTTGTTGCAAGTTCCGCAGCTCTTGTTCCTGTACCAACAGAGGTATCCCATTTAAATGTTTTACCTTGTGTTACCGTAGCAAGTAAGTCTTCACCGAATGTATCAAAAGACCACCCTCTACCTTCAATTGTAACAGTAGATGTAGAGCGTGGCGTGTTCCACGTTCCTGTATTCCATGTGCTTGTTCCCCAACCATAACCATATTGTGATACATCTGTACCAATATTAATTTGATAGGTTGCTGTAACCGTGCCACCACCTGTTGCCGAAGCATTAGCCGTAGATCCTGTGTACGTAACGGTGTATTGACTTGCACTATTAATAGCCGTAATCTCAAATTCTTTGTTCATATCAAGACCAGCTACAGCCGTTGCTCCACTAAAAGTTACAAAGTCTCCTTGTATAGCACCATGACTTGCATCATTAACAGTAACGATAGCACTACCACTTGTTGTAACAAAAGGATTTGATAATCCTGCTTGTGTTGATCGTATTGGGGTAATGTCAAAGACAGCACCCTCTGTATAAATATATAATTTTCTGTCTGTTCCGAGAGCCGTGTACCGTACGCCATCCAAATCAGTCCATGCTTTCATATCTCTGACAACACCAATGAGTTTAGCTGATACGAGTTCTACCCATCCACCTATTTTTTCTGGTAAGCCATAACGAAAGCGTACAAAATCAGAGTCTGTCCAACGTCCTGCAGCTCCGTATTCGGTATCTTGTTTATCAATGCCAGGGGCAAATCCTATTTTTGTTAGAGGCATTATGCAATCCTCAAGAATCTATAAACTATTTCACCACCACCGCCTGCAGATCCACTTGAAGAACCTGGTTCGGTTCCACCTCCACCGCCGCCAGCAACAACCAAATAACTAACAAATGCATTGCAACCAATAGGTGCTAACGACCCAGAAGATTTAAATGTATGAATGGCTTTGCAACCAACAACGGATATACATCCGCCAGAAAATTTTGGTGGTTTGCAGTAAG